ATTGCAGAATTTGATTTAGATTTAGACTTTAAATCAGACAACGTAATGATGTATCAATCAAAAATGGTGTTAGTTGATTGGTAAATATTTATACATATAGGAGTATACTATGATTAAGTTAACGACACTATTAATAGAACAAAAATATAATTATAAGTGGGTACCATTGCAACAAGCATTGCCGGCAAATGCAGTGAATGGTTATCGCTTAAAATATAAAGAACGAGGTGAAGGAGCTTTAGTTGACGAATCTGATTTAAAATATATTTTTAGTGATTCTAGGTTTGCAACAAAATATAAAAATAAAGATTACGTATTTTATATCTCTGAAGTTAGGGGCACGTCTAAGAAAAAAGTGTATATTGCGTATGTTTACAGACGTGATAATCTGCCAGCAAATATCAAACTATTTTTTACTCTTGGTATTGGACCTACTTTTACATTGAATGGTGTTCCGGTGTTTTTAAGTAGTCAAGAAAAAGAAGTAGCAGGTAAAGCAAGTGGAATAGTTACAACTACTACTGATAATAATAGTGATGATGTAACGGTTACAACTAATACTAATAATAATAGTGAAAAAACAACTGAAGAAGAACGTATAGCAGCTGAAAAAGCCGCTAAGGAAGCGGAAGAAAAGGCAGCTAAAGAAGCTGAAGAAGCTGAAAAAGAAAAAGAAAAAGAGAAGGAAGCTGAAGGCGGTGAAGAGGATGAAACTGAAACACCTGGTACAGTACGAATAACAGCTGGTTATTCAATATCACCACGTATACAAAAAATTGCAAAAGATATTCATACTGCTGCAAAATATATGGGATTCGGCGGAACAAATACAGAATTATTTGATTCAGCATTTGATAAAATAGAAATACTTCAAGATGCATTTCTAGTAAATTTAGAACTTGCAAGACTAGAAGGAAATGCAGCATATGATTTAGAATATGTAATTAAAGATGAGTTTAGTATATTTAGTGGTGAAAGTGAAAGATTACAAAAATTAAGCAGGTTAGTTGGAATTGATGATAATGGAGATATAAATCGGCCTGATAAGTCTTTAATGAAAAAAGCTGCTGATCAACACGTGTCTGATCAAAATATTGATCTATCAACATTTGGTCGGTATAAACCTGGAGATAGGTAAAACATAAAAACAAAACAAGTTATGGCAAAAAATCATTGGAACTCGAAATCAAAAACGAGACAGGAAGCATATAAATACGGTTATAAATCTGGATTAGAACACAAAGTTGCAGATGCTCTTAAAGAGATTAATTATCCAGTTAATTACGAAACTGAAACACTTCATTATACAGTGCCTTCGACAAAACACAAATATACTCCTGATTTCGTATTCACACGTAAAGACGGCAGCACCATGTACGTTGAAACAAAAGGACGTTGGACTACTGCAGATCGTAAAAAAATGAAATATGTTTTACAATGCAATCCTGACATTGATATTCGTATAGTATTTCAAAATCCAAATCAAAAAATATCAAAAGGTAGTAAAACATCATATGAAGTATATGCTCTGAAGATGGGTATAAAACATGTTGCAAAGAAAATGATACCTGCAGAATGGTTAGCAGAATGTTGCCAATTGGATGAAATCCCAACCGAAAAGAAAACTTTTTTTAAATTTTGATTGGAAGTGTGAAAAAAATTCATTATTTTCTAATGTAAGTAATGGCATTTAATTAATTGAATGAATGAAATGTTTAATGTAATGAATTCGTTAGACCAGGAATGAAATGAATGGGATGACATAAATTAATAATTATTATATTAATAAACCAGATCTTTTGAATCGTTCCGTGTTTTCATTATATTATATTAATGAAGAATCTAAAATTATTACAATTACTTGAAACAGTACTAGGTAAAGGTAAGCCAACATCGCGAGGCAATATTTCATTCTTCTCTCCTTTTATCTCACATCATAAACCAAAATTAGAAGTAAGATCAACACCAGATGAAAATGGTGATTATACATGGCATTGTTGGGTTTCTGATAAACGTGGTAAATCAATTTATACTTTATTTAAAGCACTAAATCAACCAAAAGAAAAGTTCGAGCAACTTGCAAGAATAATTCAAACAACAAGATATCGAGCTGAAAAACAAGAAGAACGAGATACTGTATTACAATTACCAGAAGAATATCATCCGTTATGGGTGTATAAAAAGTCATATGAATACAATGCAGCAATGCATTATCTTAAAGAACGAGGCGTTACAGTATTTGATATTATTAAATATAGGATTGGATATGCGGAAAAGGGGTCGTATAACGGAAGAATCATTATCCCAAGCTACGATGCTAGTGGTAATCTTAATTATTTTGTTTCTCGTATTTTCCGTGATAGAGAAACTATGAAACATAAAAATCCTGCAGTATCGAAAGATATTATTGGATTTGAAATGATGATTAACTGGAGAGAACCGATTGTACTTTGTGAAGGTTCCTTTGATGCAATTGCAATTAAAAGAAACGCAATACCGTTATTTGGGAAACAAATTCAACCAGAATTACAAAAGAAAATTATCGAAGAACATGTACAAGACATTTATATTTGTTTGGATGCTGATGCATTGAAAAATGCATTGGATATTGCCGAACGATTTATGAATGAAGGATTGAATGTTTATTTCGTAGAATTACAAGATAAAGATGCTTCTGAGTTAGGCTTTGAAGCAATTACAAAACGTATTTCAGAAACTATGCAGATGTCATTCGAAGATTTGATGATGATGCGAATGGGAATGTTATGGAAATAAAGAAGATTGATATTGGGATAGACATTATTGATAAAATATTTCATGTGTCGGATGTTCATATCAGAACATTGAAGCGACATCATGAATATCGACAAGTATTCGAGAACATGTTTCTAACAATTGCACAAGAAGCTACTGATAGATCAATATGTGTAGTTACAGGCGATATTGTTCATTCAAAACTCGATATGTCGCCAGAGTTGATCAACATGTTAACTGAATTCTTTAATGGATTCACATTACCTACAATTGTTATATTAGGTAATCACGACATGAATTTGAATAATACACATCGTGTTGATGCATTATCTCCCATACTCAATGTTATTCAAAATAAAAATATTCACTTCATAAAAGAAAATGGCGTATTTGAAGCAGGAAGTGTTTTGTTCAATCACATGGCCGTTGATGTTCCGCCCGCAAAGTACGTAAAAGGAACTGACATTGATACCGAACATTTTAAAATTGCATTACATCATGGGGCTGTTCATTCTGCTCGTACTGATGTTGGTTATGAAATTTCAAATGAACATGTTACGGTAGATTTATTTGATGGTCATGATTTATGTTTATTGGGAGATATCCATAAACCAAATCAAATACTTCAAGAATATCATGTTGAAAATGGTGTAAAAAAGCCATTAACGGTATATCCTGGATCGTTGATACAACAAAATCATGGGGAAGCATTAGGACATGGAATACTTGTTTGGGATCTTCCTGACAGAAGTTCTCAATTTATAGATATACCAAATGATTATGGTTACATAACATTTGAGTTGGATGGAACATCGATTGTTAAAGCACCATCATATGTACCACACCGGCCTAGAATTAGGGTAAAGTTTAAAGACACGTCAGCTGCTGACATGAAAAAATTTCTTGCAGCGTTACGTAAAAAATATACTGTTGAAGACATTTCTATTCAACGCATAACAGATACATCTACAAACACATCTGCAGCAAATATTACAATAGGCAATGTTCGTGATGTTGAATATCAAAATACACTTATTACAGAGCATATTGAACTTAATTATCCGCAAGCAACTGATTCAGAAATTGATGCTATTCGTTATATTAATAGATCAACAAATTCAAAATTACCAGTATTAGAATCAGTTCGTAACATAACATGGCATCCAGTTTCATTTGAATTTTCAAACATGTTTTCATATGGTGAAAATAATCATGTTGATTTCACAAAACTTCAAGATGTTGTAGGATTATTTGCACCAAATACATCTGGTAAATCATCATTGTTAGATGCAATGACGTATATTATTTTTGATAAATGCAGTAAAACTGGAAAGGCTAAAGAAGTACTTAATAATAAATCTACACAATTCTTTGGTCGTTTTGTTTTTGAAATGAACAACGTAACGTATACGATTGAAAGAACAGGTATACAACAAAAATCAGGACATGTAAAAGTTAATGTTGAGTTTTATTCTGATAACGAAAATCTCAATGGCGAAGAACGTAGTGATACAAATAAGAATATTAGAAAATATCTAGGAACTTATGATGATTTTATTTTAACGGCATTTTCATTGCAAAACGATCAAAGTAACTTCATCAATAAATCACAAAGAGAACGCAAAGATTTATTATCACAATTTTTAGACATTACAGTTTTTGAGCAACTTTACCAACTTGCTGCAGAAGATATAAAAGAAACAGCTGGCAAATTAAAAGAGTACAAGAAAACAGACTTTGCACAAATTATTTCTGATGCAGAAGATATTATTTCACAAAATATTGATGCAATATCCAAATGCGAACAACAAGAACAAGATGCACAAACACAAAAAGATGAACTTCAAGATGATTTATTGCGACAAGTTGAAAGTAAACAGCCAACAACATATACGGGTCCGTCAATAAAACAACTTAAACAAGAAGAAACTGTATATACAGATAAAATAAAAAATCTACAGCAAGAAATTGAAATAAAAGAACAAGAAGTTGAAGAAAAAAATAATACTCAACTTAAACTTCGTGTTGATATAAAGCAATTTGATCATAATGATATTGAACACCACGTTGGAAAATATAATTCATATGATTCAAAAATAGAAACACAAACGAGAATAACAAATAAACAAAGGACATACGTTGATGGATTGCAAGAAAAAATACAACATCTCAACACACATGAATATGACCCAGAATGCAAATATTGTACATCAAACGTATTTGTTAAAGACGCATTACAAGCCAAGGATTGTATTGATCAAGAACGTGAGTCATTGAAACGACATGAAGAATATTTAACACGTTTTAAAACAGAGCAACAGGAATTATTCAAATACACTATACAAAAAAATCAGTTAGAATCATTGATTTCAGAACGATCTGGAATACGAGATGACATCGAACGTGATGAACTTCGTTTAGAAATTTTAGAAAATGAATTGCAGACAAAAGAATCTGAATTAGAAACTTGTTTAGAACGCCAAGAACAATATACGATCAATCAATCTGCAATTGAAACCAATCAAAAAATTGAAGAACGGATTGAATTAATTAAAGATGCATTAGAACATAATAAACATGCAATAGCAAAGATTACAACACGAATCAAAAATTTACATGGTGAAATTGAAGTTGCAAAAACAAAAAAGAAACATGCACTTGAAAGTTTAGATTCTTATAAAAAGTTAGAAACAGAATATAAGGCATATGAATACTATTTAGAAACAATAAAAAGAAATGGTGTACCATATGATATCATTGCAAAAGCTCTTCCAAAAATTGAAGCTGAAATTAACAATGTACTCAATCAAATAGTTGATTTCAATATGGTTCTGAATACAGATGGCAAGAATATAAACGGATACATTATTTATGATGAGGATAATTTTTGGCCATTAGAATTAACATCTGGTATGGAACGTTTTATTTCTAGTTTAGCAATTCGTGTTGCATTAATAAATGTATCAGCATTACCACGTCCTAATTTTATTGCAATTGATGAAGGCTGGGGAAGTTTAGACTCAGAACATATTGCTGCAGTAATCAATTTATTTGAATATTTTAGAAACAAGTTTGACTTTTCAATTATTATTTCACACGTTGATTCTATGCGTGATATGGTTGATAAATTACTTGAAGTTAACAAACAAAACGGATTCAGCCAGATTCAGAACACGTAATATTTATAATAAAGTATTTCGTGTATGAAAAGAAAAGAAACTACATATAAAGGGTTAGACACATTCGATGTGTTTTTTACTGACACATCACTCACATCGCCCGATGTATTTCAAATTACAGAATTTCCAACAAGATTAACTGCTGGTAAAAATTTAATTAAACTTAAAGGACATCCTACCAATTTACGTGTTGGTTCTTATCTAAACATTGAAATTTTAGATTTTAACGGAGATCCTGTATATTATGAAGTTGTAAATTATCTAGATGAAGATAAATCTAGAATCATTGCAATATATGTATATGGCGAAACATCTCCTGGTACTGCTACTATTACATTATTAGGAGAATTAAATGAAATCAATGGACAGCCAGTACCACAAGAATGGGAAGGTCGATCCAACGTTAGATGGTCTAGAACAGTTGAAGTTCATCCTACAATATCTAATGATTCTGAAATCATATTTGAAACATTACCTTTTGCATCATTAACAGAACAAGTAGGTGTACAATTAGATAGAACATACCCTAATAATCAGCAGTTTCCTACGTATACTACAGGCACGGTAAGATATTTTTCATATAATAATACACCAGCTTTTGAAATATCAGGTGGATTATTTACACAAGAAATGGAAGGTGGTACTATAACAGTTTCATCTCCTGTAAATCCTACCCCCACACCACAATATACGCCTGGTACTACGACATATGAAACAACAGTAAGAAAAGTATTATCTGATACATTGATGTTGTTAGACGACAACTTTACGGTTGCATCATCACAATCTATATTTACACATACATATACACAGTTTGATTATTCTTCATTTTCTATAACATATGAAGCAGACCCAGTATATACACCAACTCAAAATTCTGAATCATTTGCAAATATATCATTGTACGGCTTGCAACCAGCAACTGGAGATGTTAGCAGAATTAAAATATTTTTGAATGGTAATGGTAGTATAGGTACGTGGGAACAAATTAATGACATTGAGTTAGAAGAAACAGAATTGTTTATTGACGAAGCAAATGTATTTCCAAATTTTCGAATAGGGGCAGTTACATCACAATCTGTTATTGATACATATTGGGAGTCAAACTACTATTCTGGTTTTGTAGAACTGTCTGCACCTACATTGACGTGGACTTCTTCAAGTATGGCAAATGCAGTGCAAGTAATTACGGGTAGTTCTGGGGACATTACTGCATATAACCAAGTATATACATTTCAAACAAAACCGGCGTATGCAGCAACATTTGTTTCAGAATCTTCATATAAAATTACGATTGACGCAATAGGTACTAGGGGCAATGTTAGTGATAACAATAACCCAAAACTAAGCGTATTTTTATCCGGCTCTGCATTTCCGTTTGATGATACTGATATTCTTAATCAAGAATTACCAACTAAATTAGGTGTTCGAGTAGGGGAATTAGAAGTAACAAGTAATTCACAAAGATTTGATGACACGGTATTTGAATTTGAAGCTCCTGCAACAGGAACTGCATCATTGATATTTGTTATAGAATCTGGGGAATGGACATTTTCAGATATCAGAACAACTACTGATAATGATCCCGGATATACTCCTGCATATTCAAAAATACGTACGGAGATTCCTACAAAGCATAAATCTTCAAATCAATATCGTTTCCGCATAGATTATTTCAATGTAGATGGCGTTAAGAGTCGACAATCAACATATATTAATAATGTAGATTGGCAGGGCGGAAACCGTTATATTGATGGTGAATATTCAATGATAACAGGTTCGTTGTATGTAGCTGACACATTAGAAACGGGTATTGCAATATCAGGACTTAAAGATACTGGGTTTGTACGAAGCTTGGGGTATTCTGGCTTTGAATACAACGAACCTGGATTTTTACTTTGGAGCGGTAGTGCATTATCAGGCAGTTCTGGAACTAAAGGTGGAGTTCCATACAGTGGCGTTGGCTTAGAATTATATGCAAATCCAGACAATTATTTTAGATTTTCAACTACAGATTCTGAATTAGATATACGAACCCAAAAGTTTTTTGTAGGTAATGCAACTACATTTATATCAGGCGCAGATGGAAATTTAGATATACGAACCCAAAACTTTTTTGTAGGTAATGCAACTACATTTTTATCAGGTTCAGATGGCAATTTGCAAATAAAGTCAGGCGATGATTTAAATATATATAACGGTGAAATAACTGGGTCAAATGTATTAATTTCAAACACCATAAAAACCGGCCAATCAACTACTGAAGACTACATAGTACTAAGTACAGCTCAACGGGTAGTTGATGCATCAAATATTGGTAGGATTGTATATCAAGATGAGTCGTTGTCTCAAGACACACAACACACTACTGCAGTTAGCGCTCCATATACATCATCAAATGTATTGTTAGCATCATTTACGTGTAACATACTTCCGGGTGAAACTAACATGGTATTCATGTTTCAAGTTTCTGGCTCGATATCAGGTAGTTCATCACAGATATCAGGTTCGATTAACGTACGGCCGTTCTTAAAAATTGATTTGTCATATATATCAGCTTCAGCTGGCCCGGTAGAAACACTTGCAACTAGTCCACATTTTAGGATCGTTACACCAATAAAAACATTAGAAACATATGAATTTTCTGGAAGTATGCATGATGGATACTTCGGAACGCAGCTCAGCTCAGGGGCGACATTCAATTCAGGCGATTTTGTACAAATGTATAAGCCCATTAACGCAGATATGCAAGGAAAATTTGTAAAAGTTGAAATGTATGAACGTTTAAAAATCACTAACAGTTCCGGCACAACGAGTGGTTCATTAAATTGGCGTAATTTGCATGTTATGACAACGCGTCAAGCAAACGAGTATCAAAGCATCGGCCTTTCTGCAGCAGTAGAGGCTCCAGCTGGCGCTGGCATTGACTAAAAACTCATACTAATACAATGATTGATATTTATATAAAATAGGCATTCGAATGAAATCAATATTACAAGAATTCAAACAACATCTCATAGAGCAAACAAGTAATGTTACTGTTTTATTTCCAGGCGGATTTAAACCTATTACTGGAGCACATTTGGCACTTGCTAATCGTTATGCAGAAGATCCACAAGTACAACAAGTAGTGATGCTAATCGGTCCAAAAGATAGAGATGGGTTTACAAGAACACAATCAATTCAAGCATTCAATTTGATGAATTCAAACCCAAAGATCCGCATACAGCCAACAGAATTTAATTCTCCTATCATGGCTGCATATGAATACTTGTTTGCATTGCCAGAAGATACTGCGGGTCAATATGCAATGGCTGCATCTGCAAAAGGAGATGATTATGTGAGAACTAAATCATTTGTACCTAATGTAGACAAATACAAAACAGTAGGCGATAAGTCGGGCCGAATGATGCCAGCTGGTGTTGATGCTATTGAATTAACTGCAAATGCAGACCCAATCACGTATCCATCAGGCGAGCCGATTTCTGCAACAGCAACAAGACAAGCAATTGCTGATGGCGATTACAACACATTTAAATTTTCATATCCAGGCATAACAAATGAAATTCTTAAAAATGTTTGGGAAATATTCACAGGTAAAATGATTGAAACCGTTTTTTCTAAAGAATGGTGGTCTACACAATTAGCAGAAGATGTTGAAAAATTATTTACTGAACTGAAAACTGGAAAGCGTTTACGTGTATTTGATTTTGATGATACATTAGCAAAAATGAATGCTACAATTTACGTTAAACACCGAGATGGATCTAACACAGAATTAAACCCAGCACAGTTTGCGGTTTATGAGCCAATGCCTGGCGATGATTTTGATTTTTCAGAATTTGATAGAATTATTAAATCTGCAAATCCAATACAAAAAAATGTAGATGCATTAAAAAGAGCAATGCAAGATGCTGGGGCTAAAACAACTATTTTAACGGCTCGTAGAGTAGCTTATCCAGTTAAAAGATATCTTGAGCGCGAACATGGACTTAAAAACATATACGTTGTTGCACTGGGTTCATCTGACCCAATGGATAAGGCTCGGTGGATTGAAAAACAAATTCAAAAAGGATATGACGATATTGAGTTTATTGACGATTCTCCAAAAAATGTAAAGGCAGTCGATTCATTACAACAACAATATCCAGATGTTGCATTAACGGCACATTTAGTAGAAGGCTATATGGATCCTAAAACTGCTGAGAAACACAAAAAGAAAATTGAAAAGCTTCGCAAGTTTTTAGATAAAAATACCGGTAAAGAGTTTGTATATGATTTTGATACATACGACAAAACTACATATGGTGTTCGTTTAACTGAAAATTCTAACATAAGATATACATTACCTAATTTTGATGTAGAATGGGACGAAGCAGTTCGTTATCCTGAGTTTAAGCAATTAGGTAAATCAGGTTGGATTAAATTAGCTAATAAAGGTGATATTAAAAAATATAGTAATATTAAATCAGTATTAGGTAATGTAGATTTAAATTTTGATAGTTTAGAAAAACCTAAAAAGAAACGTTTTTTATCAGCATTTAGTAATGGTAACATTGAAATGCCAATTGCAGTTAAATTTAATGAAGATGATTATGATTTAGTAGCCGGCAATACTAGGATTTCTGGATTAGTTAAAAATGGTATTGACCCCAATATTTGGATTGTTAATGCGTCCCATTTGTTAGAAAATAAATTTACGCGTTTAACTGAAGGCACATTACTTACAGAAGGCGGTGCAGCAGGCCACATGGCTCATCCATATGATGATCACGGATTAACTTTTAACGAAATGAAAGAGTTAATTGCCCGCGCATTAGAAGGCGAATTAGATGTAGAAGAAGCAGTAACAGAAAAGACAGACGGCCAGAACCTTCAAGTAACGTGGAAGAACGGACAAGTAGGGTTTGCTCGTAATAAAGGTACAATTAAAAAGCCATTAACGACACAAGAACTAATTAATAAATTTGAAGGCCGCGGACCTATATCAGATGCATTCCAAGAATCAGGACAAGATTTACAAGCAGCTTTTGGAAAAATAGATAGTTCTAAATTAGACGAAATATTTAAAAATGGTCGAGTATTTGCAAACATGGAAATTATATATCCTGCAACCAAGAACATTATTAATTATGATAAAGCACATATACAGTTTCACAATTTAGTTGAATATGATGAAAATGCAAATAAAGTTCAGACTGATATGACCGGCGGAGCATTGATTCAGAAAATAATTGAAGATGCCAATGCGCACATGCAAAATACATTTTCGTTTATTCCGCCGCAAAAAATTAAATTAGGTCGTATTGCAGATTTTGAAGATCAACAAGCAGCATTATTTGCAGAAGTAGATCAACTTAAAACACAATTCGGCCTTAAAGATACTGATTTAATTTCTGAATATCATCGTGCTTGGTGGAGAGACGTAATTACCACAAAAGCTCAAGAATTGGGATATGATATATCAGATGATTTAAGAGACACATTAGTAGATAGATGGGCATTCGATGATAAATCAACATCAATAACAGCTATTAAAAAACAAATTGAAAATCCTGAGTATTCACAATGGGTAACAGATTTTGATAAAAAAGATTTTAAATCATATCAAAAACAAAACATGGAACCATTTGAATCAATCTTCTTGAGATTAGGAGCTCTTGTATTATCAAATGTATC